AGGCACACGAATTTTATCCGGCAGCAAAAAAATCTACAACATCAATCAAAAAAACAGTTAAATAATTATGGGACAGTTAACAAACATTAGCATCAATCTAAATAAGGTTGACAAGTCAAGATTAACCAAAGACAAAAACGGCAATTCATGGCTAAATTTATCAGGATTTGTAAATGAAATCCCAGATGATTATGGTAATAATGGATTTATTACACAAAGCCAAACCAAAGAAGAAAGGGAAGGTGGGCAAAAGTTGCCCATTTTAGGCAATTTTAAACTGCCAATGGCAAATCCTACCAAAGTACATAAAGAAATTAATCCTAAAGTAAATACGGTGCCAACAAAAGCACCACAGCCAATGGATTTAGATGATGATTTACCATTTTAAACTATGGCCGGCAGAAATGTCGGCCTTTATTATTTAATTATGCGAAAAATAGTAGGTCAATACACAACACGACATGGCGAATTAAGGGCCATTTATTCTGTAGCTAATTCAGTCTTTAAACATAAAGACATAGAATTGGGAGGTAAATTTGATATTCAATATAAATTAGGTAATAAAGATGCCTATCTGTCTGGAGTGTTAGAACTTGCCACCGAAGGGAATCGTACATTATTTTTTAAAACAACAGAGGGAAAATCCATAGGGATCCCTATTATGTCAATCGTTAAATACATAAGAAAATGAAAAAAAACGAATTAGGGTACACCTTTAATCAGGTGTTTGCGCACATTGCTAAAGAGTTAGATAAAAACTTATTAAAGCTAAAATATGTCGGCTTTGCACAGGATCAAGATCGAAGAAATACGAAATCTTGAATTAATAGAAGAAATTACGCAAGTCGTTTTGAAATATAAACGAAATGGCATCCTACCAAATGATGCTAAAATTGAGGAAAAATCGTTATTAATTTACCTCAATAATCGTTACGCAGTTTATAATAAATTCAATCACATTGATGATCATTTAGGAATATGATATTTAACTTTAATTTTAATCCATTAGTAAAGATTTTGTTAGTGATTACATTCGTAGCTATCTTTTTAAAGCTAACAGGTGTATTTAATTATTCATGGTTTGAATCCATGATCCCTGCCATGGTATTGGTAGGATGTGAATTTTATATTTTTATTTTGGTCTTTTTCTTTTTACGCAAATGAAAACATTTCAGCAGTACGATCAGGATCATCCAGAGATCTATGAAGTTTACAAAAACATTGCCTATGAATATATCCAAAGGGGCAAAATTAAAATGGGCAGTAAATCTATTATTGAGGAAATCCGGTGGCATAAGTTGGTAAAAACCAATGAATACTTTAAGGTCAGCAATAATTACACAGCTTATTACGCAAGAAAATTTGTTAATGAGCATCCACATTATGCCGGCATTTTTAACTTTAAGCCATTGCGATCATCAAATAAATAGTATATTTGTAAAGCGATACGTTCTCACAATATAGTATCAAAGGTCTTAAAATGCCATCATTTAATGAAGTCGAAGTGAGAACCGATGGATTTATTTGGTGGCTTTTTACATTTATAATTATGGAAAAAGAAGCATTTTATTTCCCACATTTTTGCAATGCAAGACATGATAGGAAAATCCGTAGGTTACGAAAAGAACTTGGAACGGAAGGGTATGGCATTTATTTTATGCTTTTAGAAACATTAAGAGAACAGCAGGATTTGATGTATCCATTAGAGGATCTGGATCTTTTGGCAGAGGAATTTAATGTATCGGAAGCGAAGGTCAGAGTTGCCATTTGTAATTACGGATTATTTGAAATTGATGAAGAACAAAAATTTTTTAGTCCAAAGATGTTGGTTTATTTAGAGCCATATTTTAAGATGAAAGAACAAAGAAAAGTGGCAGGTCAAAGGAGTGCAGACAAAAGAAAATCAATAGATATTTCAACGACCGTTCAACGACCGTTCAACGACCGTTCAACAAAGGAAAGGAAAGTAAATGAAAGTAAAGAAAATGAAATTAAAGTAAATGAAAGTAAAGTAGGTTTTAGCGAAATGCTTTCGCCACATATTGATTTATTAAATTCTGAATATGATAACTTTTTTTCTTATTGGACAGAAAAAGATAATAAAGGAAAAGAACGATGGGAGGCCGAAAAATATTTTGATATTTTAAGAAGGATTAATACTTGGATGAAAAATAATAATAAATTTAGCAATCCAATAATTTACAATTCTCAAAATCAAGTAAAAGGCAAACACCAAACCAATTTAGATAATATCGAATTAGCACGACAACAAATCCAAAAACTACATGAAAACGGAACTTATAAAAATCCATTCGCCATCGGCGATTAACATCAGCAATCTGCAAAACAAAATAGTACAAGCACAGGCATCTACAAAATTGATGCTAATGCTACCAAGTGAAAAGACAGATTTAGCCACACAGATCTGGGCCATTGCAAAAATGAAATTATCATTAAGATCAGAGAATCAAAATGAGGATATGGCGCAAATAGTAATTTTAACTGATGATCTGGAATTGTTTGGAAATTTAACAAAGGATGAAATTATGATTGGTTTAAAAATGGGGTTGAACGGTGAATTTTTAAATAAGGATCAGCAGGTATTTTTTAATTCATCCAATTTTGTTCAATGGATCCGGAAATACATAGAACGCAAACAGGTTGAATTATCAGAGCTTGCAAAGTTGCCAAAAATGGAAACTCCTAAAGATATACCATCACAAAAAGAATTAAAAATAATGGCGATCAATAATGCCAATGGCCATGCAGATCTAATGGTCAAAATGGGAAAAGAATTTAAATGGTTTGCATTTGGGTATTATCAGCTTTATGATCATTTGGTAGAATTTGGATTGTATGAATGTCCAGAATCGGATAAAAATCGGATAAAATCAAAGATTTATAAACCTAATTTAAGCGAAATTGAACTTATAGCGCTACATAAAAGTGCTTATTATCAAGAATTTATCCAATCTATGGTAAATATGGATGTCAGATTTGATCAAAATGGTCAATTATTTTAAACTAAAAACCTAATCAATGAAAAAAGTTATCAGCATTATTGCCATTACAGGCATTATTTATTTTTTATATCCTCAAAATGAACCGGTTAAAGCAGTAAATTTCAAACCAAATAGAAATTTTGGCATCATTACGCATGAGGATATTTATATTGACAACATGGAAAAGGGTAAATACACAAAACATGGTAGGTTAATTACTAAACAAAGTGGTAATTCAAAAAATCCGAATAGCCAGAACAATTTAAACCAATAAGAAAATGGAAAATAAACAAACGGCAATACAATGGCTAGAAGATAATTTAAACTTTGAGCCTTATGACGAAGAAGAATTTATAAGCAATAATAAAATTTGGGAGCAAGCCAAACAAATGGAGAAAGAGCAGATAAAAGATTCCTTTGATATGGGTTATAGTAATTATTTATTCGATGGGGGTGGTGAACAATATTACAACGAAACTTATAACGTTAAAGATATTTGACAATTAGAAGTAAAATGTAAAACATATTTAATGTTATTGTCTGAAAAATTCATCATTAATGACACAATTGACACATAATGATGGCAAAAGTTAACTAATTAGGTAACAAAATGAGGGTAAAAATTACCCTTATGTTTTAAACAAAGGTAAATAAACGAATTATGGAAAATCAAGGTAAAAAATCATCATCAGCAGATTTAAGCGCTGAAATTAATTTTTGGTCTATGTTGGCCATTTCAATAGTTTTAATCTATTTGGCAATATGAATAAGATCATACATCCGTTTTTTGTTGTTTTATGTACAGCTATAATAATCGTAATTACGGCAATAGTTTTAGCTATGGATGTTCCAAAGGCTAAAAAAAAAATCGTGGATTCAGAAATCTATGATCATGCCGGATTTATTAAGTTCATGGATAAGCATAAACCATAATCAACATGAAAAAAGAAGAACATCACCTGCAAGTGATTTTATGTCAGTATCTTGATTGGAATGGTTATGACTTTTTTAGCATTCCCAATGGTGGGTTAAGACATCCAAGGGTAGGCAGAGCATTAAATGCCGAAGGATTAAAAGCCGGTGCAGCTGATCTGTTTATCGTGTTGGCTAATAACACACACCATGGCCTGTTCATTGAAGTAAAGTTTGCCGATGGTAAGCAACAGCCAAACCAAAAAAGATTTCAATCAATGGTAGAACATCATGGATATTGCTACAAAATAATCAGATCATTGGATAATCTAATTGATGTTTTAAGGATCTATAAATCAGATCCAATCATTGATCAATATAATGCCGGTTACAGATCTGGATTCATGGATGGTAAGCTACAGGAACAGATATTAAGATGAAATCTAATTATCAAGCTGCATGGGATTGGGGCCATCAATACTTATTAACCAATGAATCAATAGATATTCAGTTAACAGGTTGGGAATACATTACCAATTCACGAATATTTGTGGCAGTTACCATGGATCGTTTAAACAGCCATTGCCCACAGGATCGAAAGATGGCATTTATTAGATTACAACAATTTAAAAACCTAATCAATGAGTTACGACAAAAAGAAAAACAAAATTAGACAATTGACCTATTTTGCATTATGCCAAAATTTGCTTGATTTTATTGATGGTGGATGGATTGGACATCCGGCTAACAGACAGTCTGTTAAATCAGCTACAAACCATCTGATTAAGGAATTAGAAAGGGCAAACAAAGTATTATTTCCATCGGAAAAATCGGGTGATGAATTATTAAACGCATTGGACACATTCCAAAATGCGTGTACAGCCATGGAATCTTTTTTTATTTTGGGAATGGAAATGGATACAATGGATCAAATTCATAAGGATTCATTAAATACGCAGATAAATATTTTGCTAAAATCATACGGTGTAGATTGTTGGGAGAAACCTATGTCGAACCTATGGAAATAGTTTTTACATTTGTATGGCTGTTGGGTGAGGAATAACAGCAGGTACAAAAGCACTTATTAACCTAAACAATATAATATGAATTACAATGATCAGCCAGATATGGTGAATAAACCACCACATTATCAGACTATAACAGGGCCACAGCCAATAGATATAATTGAACAGTTTAATTTATCTTTTCATACCGGTAATGCCATTAAATACATATTAAGATCAGGCAGGAAAGATAATGAAAGAGAGGATTTAGAAAAAGCAATTTGGTATTTAAAAAGACACATAAATAATAAATTATGACATATTTCGGAATTAAAAACACAAGACACACGATTGAGATTTTGCCATCCATTCGCATTAATCTACCTAAAAAGAACAGAAATGATGTATTAATCTTTTCATGGATTGTTTGGGAAATTGTAATTGGTTTTGATCATTGATGGATCAGCTGATTATCGAAGCGATTTTTGTTGGTGCCATAATACTTGCATTTATAATATTCATGATCTATAGAATTATAGATGAAAGAAATAATATATGATTGAGGAAGTAAACATTAAGCTGATTATCCCTAATCCATCCAATCCAAGGATCATTAAGGATACCAAATTCGCTAAATTGGTGAAATCCATAAAGGAATTTCCCGAAATGTTAGCGCTACGGCCCATTGTTGTAGATGAATATATGATCGTGTTGGGTGGAAATATGCGATTAAAAGCCTGCATTGAAGCCGGATTGAAACGGGTGCCGATTATTAAAGCATCCATGCTAACAGCTGATCAGCAAAAGGAATTTATAATTAAGGATAATGTAGGTTATGGTGAATGGGATTGGGATATATTAGCAAACCAATGGGATGAATACCTGTTAAATGATTGGGGTTTAGATGTGCCGGTATTTGAACCAACATTGGAACCGGAACCAGAGGAATCACCGGTGGATCTGTTTTTAGTTGAGTTGACATTTAACGATGAAGAATCAAGGCAGAAAGCATACACAGAATTGATTGAAAAGGGCTATAATGTAAGATTAAGCAAATGAGAAGGGCAAAAGCAACAGAGGGAAATAAAAAGCGAATGATCCAAGCATTGGAAAAATCTTTGGGGATTGTTACCACAGCTGCAAAGTTGGTAGGTATTGAACGCACCACACATTACCTGTGGATGAATACAGATCCGGTTTATAAACAACAGGTAGAGGAAATAAATGATATTGCATTAGATCTGTCAGAAAGCAAATTGCACAGCCAGATCATGAAAGAAAACATAGTGGCGATCATATTTCATTTAAAAACTAAAGGTAAGGGCAGAGGATATGTGGAGAGAACAGAAATCAAACACGAAACAGGTGTGGAATCATCAATCATAGAATGGACACCGGCCAAAATCGAAAACGAGTAGTACAGGAATGCAATGTACAATTTTACCAAACATTAAACAGCAAGGCAAGAATCAAGGTACATCAAGGTGGCACCAGATCCGGTAAAACTTATGCGATCTGCCAATACCTAATTTATAAGCTAACAAGTAGCAAAAAGCCATTAGTAATCAGTATAGTGCGCAAGACATTGCCGGCCATTAAAGGATCAGTCCAAAGGGATTTCATGGAAATTCTTGATAAGTTAGGAATTTTATTTTTAGGCAATCATAACAAATCAGAAAACACATACACATACGGCCATCATACAGTTGAATTTTTATCAGTAGATGAACCACAAAAAATCAGGGGCCGGAAACGGAATATTTGCTATATCAATGAGGGCAATGAATTAGATTATGAGGATTACAGGCAGTTATTAATGAGAACCGAGGATGAAATGATCATAGATTTTAACCCATCGGATCCCATACATTGGATATATGATGAGGTTGTAGATCGTGAGGATTGTGAAACATGGATCACTACATACCAAGATAATAAGTTTTTACCTGCTGAATTGGTAGCAGAAATTGAGAGATTAAAAGAAAGGGATCCGGATTATTGGCGAGTGTATGGTGAAGGTAAAAGGGCAGTATTTTCCGAAAGGCAGATTTTCCCAAAATGGAAACAGATTCCAAAAGATAATTTCCCAGAGTTTGATGAAATATTCTATGGATTGGATTTTGGCTATGCACAGGATCCTACAGCCATTGTGCAGATAGCCAAGGTAAAAGATAGGTTATATTTGCATGAGGTTTGTTATAAAAAGGGGATGACAAACAGGGACATTGCAGAGTTTATAAAGTCTAATGGCTATGATCAGGATCTATTTTATTGCGATTCAGCAGAGCCGAAATCAATTGAGGAATTAAGGCAAATGGATATTTTAGCTAAAGGGGCAATTAAAGGCACCGGATCAATAAACGCAGGAATTAGTTTACTAAAGGAATTTGAGGTTTATTATAGCTTTGAAAGTAAGAATTTACATAATGAATTTCAATTCTATTTCTGGGAACAGCTTAAAGATGGAACCATTATAAATAAACCCATTGACAAACAGAACCATTTAATGGATGCAATCCGGTATGGGGTTTACTCAAAGTATAAAAATAGGAATGATTTTTTTGTAATTTAATTGATTATTTTTGACAAAAAAAAGCGTATAACATGGCAGGCATAGTAGATACATTTAGACAATCAATCATCAAAGCATTAGGGGGAACAGATCCGGCATATAATAAATTATTGTACCAATGGTTAGGCACAAGCATTATTATGCAAGAGGAAAACGATCAATCATTTATTGTTAATGGATACCAAAGAAATGCCACCGTATATTCTATTATTAACTTGATCACCAAGGCAGCGACAACAATACCTTTTCAGATTTATGAAGTAAATGATAAAAGTACAGCCAAGCAATATAAGGCCATGACATCAGGTATTATGGATGGTGGGGCAATGTATAAAGCCAATGTTTTACGCAAAAGAGCATTTACACAAATTACAGATAGTCCTTTAGAAGCATTATTGACAAGGCCAAATCCGGAACAATCATTTAGTACATTTTTGCAGGAATTAATTGCATTTGGTAAGCTAACCGGTAACAGATACATTTATGGTATTAAGCCAACAAGTGGCCCAAATCAAGGTAAATTTGGTCAGCTATATGTTTTGCCAAGTCAATTGGTGGAAATCGTTTCACAAGGGGTTTTAGATCCAATTAGTGGATACAGGATCCGGTATAATGCCACACAGGAAATTGATCCAGAGGACATTTGCCACATCAAAGATTTTAATCCGGATTACAACAGTGCAGGATCTAATTTATATGGTCAATCACCATTGCGAGCAGGTTTACGGGTATTAACGGCAAACAATGAAGCTGTAACAACAGGTGTAAAATACCTACAGAATCAGACATCAAGGGGAATGCTAATTGATAAGGAAGGAACCATAAACCAAGTGCAAGCACAGGCATTAAAGGACAATTTTAGAAAACAATATCAGGGTACCAATAATGCCGGTGATGTGATT